CCCTTCTGACCTTTCTAAAAAATGGACTCGTCTTTGAGTACCAATTAATTGTTATAACTCTAATAATATAATATTTTATATCGTTATCTTCAAGTGATTTTAAGTTTATCTCTTTCTTATCATACAGTTGAAGTATGACCTCATTGAGTAAGTCTTTGTACCAATCACTATTCTTCGTAACTTTTTTACATATGTTCTGTAATTCGTAATAGTTCTTTGTAATGTATCTTTCTATCTCAGGCTTCATTTAGTCGTTTTCTACAATCAGATATAACTTGACACACTTCAAAGTTTTCTTGTTCCTCATTGGTGATTAATGAACTTTCTAATACTTCGTCAAGGAAGTCAATCCTGTTTATTTCTGGTGATAAGATTCTGTCCAATTGAAGTAATAATATATCTATAATCCTATCACATATTACTTGTTTACCTCTTGCGTTAAGTGTACAATATTCTTTTGGGATATCCATATACCCAATATCAATTTGTTCTCTACTCATTCTTCATACGATTTATAAACTTATTTATCGTTGGTGCTGATACCCCATATTTTCTTGCTAAATATTTTTGACTATATTTACCTGAAATATGTAATTGATATATTTCCCTCCATTCAGGTGTATTATAATCTATCTTTTGACCACTTGGAAATTTTTGTTTATTTACCTTATAGAACTTTAATTTACCATCAATATATTCTTTAACACCAGGTTTTAAGAAATGTCCACACTCCTCACTATAAGTATAACCGAGTACCTCCATAACCATATAACATTGTTCCCTTTGATATTCATCTTCATACATCCCAACCTCATTTCTTATACGGTCTGAACCTCCTGTATTTTCTTTCCACTCATCCCTTTCCGCCTTCCTCTTATCTGATTCCCTTTTATTACAACACTTTCTACAATCAAGATATTCTTTGAATGTAATACCTCTTGCTTTGTATTTGTAAAAACCATCCAAGTGTATATATTCCTGACAGGTTCTACATAATCTATAATCAGGATTGGTTGATAACGGATTAACTACCTCTATTTCTAATTCTAAGACCTCTGGTTGAACTATCTCTTTCATCATGATACTTTCCCTGTATTTTCTTTTTTGTTCCTTAAAACAATCCTTACAATACTTTCTTGTCCTATGTTTATTCTGTGGCCTGTGGAAATAGGTTTCATATTGGTCTAATGGTTTATCAACGGAACACTTGGTACAAATCATAAATATCTTCATTTAAACGAAAAACCCCCACCTAACAAAATATTAGGTAGGGGACAGAAAATTCTTAATTGTTTGGGAACATATTAGAATACTAAAATATAATCATCGTTTTCGTTTTTGTGTAGTCCTAATTTCAATTTTTCTTGACCTTAGTACTTCCTCTACCGCCTTGTCATACATTCCCCATAATATCATTAAATAACTCTTTCGTTGATATTTTAGATAGTTGTCAATTCCTTCTTGTATTAACTTCTCATTCTTGAGTAGTTTACCGATTTTGGTATTGGCTCTATTCTTATTTGTTTTATTATGATTTGATGTACACCATTCAAGGTTTTCAACTTTGTTATTGGTAATATCAAAATCCTTATGATTCACTTCAGCAAGATTATCAGGATTGGGAATGAAGTGTTGTGCCACCAATCTATGAACATAGTACAATACTGGTTTATGTCCATCAGGAATATTCTGTAATATCACCTGATGATATCCTGTATTTTTGTTGGGATGATGTCTTCTAACTCTAGGTTCTTTTAGTTTTGTACGCCATCTTCTGTGTATTGTTGACCATACGATACCGTTGGTATCAATTAGGTAATGTTCAAATCCTGGTATTTCTATTGGTTTTATCATGATATATTAAATATTTTTTTTTGACTATCAGTTAGTAATACTTTTAGTTTTTTTAGTTTATTATCTGTGGCATCAAATGTAAATCTAATTTTACTGCCAGCATCTGGTTTATTTCCTTTGAGTACAAATACTTTATACAATTCATCCCTGTCAACGAGTTTTACTTCCATATTTAAACAGGGTTTTTTATCCCATATAGTTTCTTCAATAGTAATAATTTCTTCAATGGTACTAGTATAATTATTGCCGTCTTTAAAAACTTCCTTCGGTTGAGGAGGAATAGTAATATTATTAATTTGTTCTTGTAATAATTTAATTTTGTTTGAATAATTGATATTACTTTGATTAATATCAACTATCAAAGAATTAAAATCATTTTCCAATTGTTTTAATTGATTGAATAACCTGCTATGTGCGGTTTTTAACATTTTAATTTCTTCTTCAACTGTTGCCATTGTTATTTTTGTTTAGTTTTAAAAAATTCATTCATACTAATTCCCCTTGACCCAGTATACTTGTATGTTTCTTTATTTATTAAAGGTTGTATGTTAGTGCCAACTTCAGGAACTACCCCCTTTGAACTTGGGGAACTACCCCCTTGAACTTCGGGAACTATACCCTTTGAACTTTTAGAACTACCTACCTGTTTCTTTTGGGAACTACCCTTCTTATAAGTTGGTGTAATTATTCTACCTTTTTGAACCTTACCTTCCCAAACATCTTCAGTTGTAATATACCCCAATTCTTTTAGTTTAGTAATTCGTTTAGACGCACTGGTCCTTGACATACCAATTAAGTTACCAAAGGTATTATTGCTGGCGAAACAACTACCACCTCTTTTATGTAGTTCAATAATTTTAGATAGTAATATTTTATTATCACCATCTAACTCAACATTTTCCAAAATGTAATTTGGAATTTGTAGATATGTTTTATTTTTATCCATAGTAAAAAACGAAACCCCAACTCTATTCCAGGTTACGACATCTGTTCAAGTGAAGGGGTTTCAAAATCTTATGAGTATATGTTGTCGTAACTACTCTATAATGTAAATATATGAAAAAAAATTTAAAGAAAAAAATTATAGTAATATTTTTTTTTATCAACTATTATTTTTATATTTGAGTATTGTTAAACATTAAAACAAAATAGAAATGGCAGAACTTCAATTTTATTCAAGGGAAATTAATATCCTAAGACAATCCCAACAAAAGATGGCCTTCGATATGGCAAGGTCAAAAGGTGTAAACCTATCGGTATTAGAACTTCAACGAGTAACAGATGTATTGGTTGAATGTTGTTTAAGACCCATGGACAAGGACCTCAAAGAACGAGTTGTCAAACTTGACAATTGGTTAAATGAAAAATCACAACTTGCGTTAGATGAGATTGATGGGATATTAATATAATTCTTTTTTGTTTATATAGTACAAGGGGTGAAGTTTGGTGTACTTCCCCCTTTTTTTTAATATTTATTTTTATGAAAAATTTTAAATTCTTAAATCAGGTGGATGAAAACGATGCGATTATTCCTACCAACGAAAGATTCAATGAACTGGTGGATTATCAAATAAGGAGAGAAGTGGTCTTTGTTCCATCAGAAACGACCCAAATTTACACCGAAATCGTGCGGATGAACATTCCCCTCAACGAGATGACAGAAGATCAATTAAACCACATTAAATTGAACAACGAACAAAAATTAATTACACAAATTACAGATACATTAGATATTCGTCATGAGATTATATATCAAGATGAAAATGGATTTACGATGAGGTCAGAGTTATTTCTTTAGAATATTTGTTTTTTAAAATATTTTATTATATATTTATACTTGGGTGGGCGGATACAGTTTTATTCTAAATTTGATATTGCCATTTCATGTAGTACATTCGTCCACCCTTTACACATATAGATAAAAAACCCCCTTCTTTTTAGTTGGGGGTTTTTAATTATATAATTGGTCAGAGGTGATTCTTATCTTTCATCCCACTTGGCCTTACATACCGCATATGCTTGACCTTCAGCGTCGTACTCACCTATAATCTCACCAATACATCTACCGATATATTTTTGTTCGTCCTCATCACCTGATGGTGATGGAATAGGGAATCCTTCTTTTACTTTTGATTGTTCTTCTTTAATTGGTACACAGTTTGGAACCATCTTACCATCTTTCTCTTTCATTCCAATTGGTTCATATCCTTCCCAACAAGCTCCTTCCAAACCTTCATCTTCCGCCATTTTCTTTGGTACTTTAATCTCAAAGTTATTCAACTTTAATTTGATAATGTCTTCTAATTTCATTTTGCTAATTTTTGATATTCTTTGAATGTTAATTCTTTATTGGTTAAAAATACACTGTTGTAGTTATGACTAATCCAACCAGTTAATTCATGTTGAGTAATGTTATACTTCTTTTCTAAGTTAGGAATGTGGATTAATAATCTTTCAAAATAATCTGGTTTTCCTGTAAAGTTTAATTCTGTGTCTGTTGGATAAGGTAATTTAAAGTCCATTCGTATGTTTTAATTTTCTATTCTCTATCATTAATTCCTCAACCTTCTTTTCAAGGTCTTGAACTTTAATGTTTAATTCATGAATCTCTGATTTTAAATCATCGATAATATTTTTATATAACCCGATACTAAGTTCTAAATTTCTTAGTACTTGATTATCTGTCTCAGCATCACTTCGTCTTTTACCGACAAAGAAACCTGCTACACCTGTTAATATATTTGATATAAGTAATAATATTTCTGTGTTCATATTAATAACAATCTTGACATGGGGGGTTTTCATGTTCCAACTCTGAGTAAACTTGATATGTCTTTCCTATTTCTCTGGCGCTATATCCTTTACGAGTTGTATGTTTAAGGTAAATTCCGTTCATGTACTTCTCTTGTCTATTTGGTATCATACCATCGATTGTAGACTGAGTATTGTATTGAGGGAATTGATTTTGACCACGACCAATCAATAGATAGTCTTGTAGTCTTGTCATGTAAAAGTCTGCGGTTTGTTTCTGAATGTTTCTTAGATACTTAAATGTCTCAATAGAAACTGGTTCAGCATTCTCCATAGAACCTTGTACAATTGATCTATTCATAGACCTGTACATGATACTTGGCATGGCTCTGAAGTATGCTTGTTGTATCAAATACGGTTGAATATAATCATTTACCAATGTTGTTTCATCAGCATTAAAAGTATTACCTGTTGATGATACTTGTGATAACAAATGATTATAGAATAAAGTACCTAGTAATGTCTGAAGATCGACGTCCTGTGCTATCTGAACTTCCGCCTTCAACACATCCATATCAACGTTCTTATTGATATTGGTAAAGTTCTTTAATTTTGTTTCTGATATTAATAATACACCCATATTATACTAATGTTGGAGTTACTGGTTTATCATCTACTGTTGGATTTTCTTTAACATCACCAGTTAAGAATAGACTTAATGGTTTAATATCAAATGTTGTAGGTTTTTCAAACTTCAATGACATAAGTTTATTGAACACAGGAAGGATTTCGTTTTGATATGGCATAATAACCATCTTACGGAAATACTCTGAATGTTCTGTAATTTCATTTGCCCCACCCAATTTACCTGATGTGGCAATACCGAATAATTCGGCTGATGATACTCTATGTGCTGACAAAATTGAACGAGTTATGTCGTCTGTGATTTGGGCATAATAAGTATCGTTATCGTTTCTTTGAATTTGTGTAATTTCAGGTGATTGTTCCTTTGATTCGTTGAATGAGATGATTGCTTGACCTGCGTTGTCTGTACCACCATATTGTGATTCCAACGCTCTTGTAATGGTTAACATTTCTTCTTCACCAGGTATACCATTGTTGTAATTTATCCACAAACTTGGCATCATACCTTTTCTAAGGTTATTCATATAGAAGTTTTTAATTTCTATATCGGTTTCCATTGACCTTTGTCCTGCTGACCAATCAGGTACAGGATAATATGACATGGACGGCATGTATGTTTTGAAATAATAAATCTGATTTGGGTCCTTTTCTGCTTGACTAAACGCCTTTATTTCAATTGGTGGGAATTTTCTTACATTCTTCCAATCAGGAGAATAGTAATAACAATCAATTTTATCTGTCTCAGGGTTTATTTTACCACTTCTAATTCTACTAAAATCTAAATGATAAATCTCAGCAATTGATTTTCTATCCTTTGACCATATTACATTTAACGCAAATCCACCAAACATCATCATATCCAATACACATTTCTTCATTACATCAGTAACGTTCTCATTTGGATTAATTAAGTTTACTGTGGCCATAGGGTTGTTTAATGATACAATACCATCACCCATGATTTGATTTACCTTTGAAGTTACCACCGCCTTATGAATGGCGCAATTGTCATATAACCCAATAAAATATTGAGGTAATAAATTGTTCTCACCATAATAAACCCATGGACTACGTTGTAGTACCTCAGCAAATATCGGAATACTTGCCGCCTCAAAGTTTATCTTTTTAAATTCAGTTTTTTTAATTTCACTCATATTAATCGTCTATATATATAAAGTTTTCGTTTTCCTCGTTAGGAGAAATGTATTGTGTAAATGGATTTGACTCTTGAGTTCCTTCCAATACGACCATTCCATTGAAAACCTTGCTGTTATTATCACCATCACCGTATATGTTCAACACATACTGACCCAAATAGTTTAGGTCATTAGTTGCTAAATTTAAATAAATTTCACAATACCTAATGTTAGAAAAATACTGCGCAGGATTAGATAAATTAACTGTATAAACCTTAGATTCTTTACTCATTACATGTGTAAAATCCAAAGTATAAGTAGAAAATGTATCCCTACTATTATTGTTTATGTTTAGAACTAGTGTGTTCTGTTGTGCTTTTTGTAAGTATAACATAGTAATCTCTCAATATTAAATATAAAAAAAGTTAATTTGAATTGGTAGAATAAAAAAAAGGGGCCAGATGGCCCCAATTTTGTTAGAGATATAGAAATTCGGTATAAAACCTACTATTATCCTACAATAGATACTCCAGTGAATACTGATGAAAGTGCTCCTGAAATAACTCTTGCTGGTTCTGGTTCTTGACCTGTGAAAATCATTTCAAAACCATTTCTATCACCGTATGCTGTACCAGTTGCTGCTGAACCACCTGATAAGTACATACCGTTTACTTGACCTAAGTAATACTGAGTATCGTTTTGGTCAATTGCGATAATTTCTAATTGGTCATTTTGACCTAAGATTAACAATTGGTTTCTCTTATCTTGGTCGTACTTATACAAAATTGCTGTAAGTACTTGCTCCCAGAATACAGTTCCGTTTTCAAAATTCTTTGTAGTATTTTGTGCTAAAGAACTTGTGTTTCTTTTTAATTCAAATCCGTAAAGTACGGTTGAAGATGCTGAAGTTGCTCCGGTGATTGCTCCTGATGCGTTATAGGTTAAACCTGTAACACCACCATTTGTAGTACCTGAACCACCTACGATGTATATTTTTTTAATACCACCGATACCATCAGAACATCCTAACGCTACTCCACTTGATATATAACAAGACATAATTTATATGTTTAATTTTTAGTTTATTTTTTTAATAATGGTGGGACTTTCACCCACCAGTTTTTTTATTTAGATTAAGATAAACCGTTAGTTGCGAAGTATGCTGTTGAACCAAACTTTGCGATGGTTACACCGTAGTTGTAGTTTGCTCTCAAACGTAATTCATCAAAATCTTTTGAGTACCAGATTACTAATTTCTCGTGGTCAGACAATAAGTCAAAACCAATTACGATGTACTCACGAGGTCCGATTACTACTTGGTTAGAACCGTTCAAACCGATAGTTGGAACAACTTTTACGTTTGTAGAAGGATGAGTTGCCTCTAACATTGAAGTAATATCAGTAGAACCGATATAGTTCATGAAGAAGTTTGCTCTTACCAATGCTTGTACATATAAACGGAAGTTACCGTAAGACATGAAAACAACTAAGTCTTCACGACTCATTGCGTTGTCATCAAGAACGTTGATTAATTTATCAACCTCTGTGATTGGGTTACCACTTGTACCGTAAGATGCGGATGAACTGAAAGTTGTACCACTTGAAGATGCTACACCTGTTTGACCTGATGCGATCAAAGTCTTTAAACCATTGAAACAAGATGAAGTTGTACCAGTTGCTCCAGTACTTGCTTGCCATAATTGTTGCTCAATTCTTTGTTGAATTTGTTTAACTTTTAAGTCAGCAATTTGTTGTTCAAACGGAACTGTCTCAGAAGTTTGACCTGGTGCCATTAACATTGATTGGTATGTATCATACAAATCTTTGTAACATAGTGCCTCGTTGTACTTCTCAGGACAAGTTGTAATGTTTGATTGAGTGAAGGTAGTTGTTGAACCTGTTGGTTGCCATCCACAAGTACCATCTTGGAATAACGCAGTTGAGTTTAAAAGGTTCAATGCTTGAGTACCTTTTATACCTAAACGTACGTTTGCGTATTTTGCGGTAGTTCCACCGATTAACGCCTTTGAAAGTAATTCACCACCAACTTGGTCAACGTAAGAACCGATAGAGGCTACGTCATAAGCGAATTGTTCTTTTGATAAAATTTTCATAATTATTTTATTTGTTTTTTATTTGTTATTTTTTCTTAATTCAGCAATCATATCTAATTTAGATTGAATTGCGTCATCATTATTTGTTGATTTGTTAAAATCAGTTTTACCATCAGAGATTTTTTTACCTGCTGGTTCTTTTTTAAATGCGTTAAACTCATTTTGTAATGAATTATAACTTTCTTCCATGTCAGACATTTTTTGTCCAACCCTTTTAACGAAGTCTTGTAACATTTCCATAATTTCTTTTTCCATAGAAACTTCAGGTGCTTTTACTTCAACCTCTACTTCAGGTGATTTACCTTCTTCAAGGTCATCTACCATTTCTTCAACTTTTGCGATAATACCGTCTTTGGTTTCAATTTTACTTCCGTCCTCAAGTTCATGTACTCCATCTGGTGCTGGAACTTCAGCATCACCTTGAACTACTACAACCTTGGCTCCTTCTACTAAACTATCACCTGAAACTTTTACTACCGTTCCGTCGGCTAACTTTGCGTCAAGGAAAATCTCTTTTACTGTTTCAATTTTTCCGTCTTTAACTTCTATTTCAAAGTTTTCAACTAGTCTGAATGAACCATCTTCTAACGCAACACGCTCAAACTCCTCATTAATCTTGGTAATTTCCTCACCTTCAACTAAAGATTTTGTTTCAACTATTGTATTATCTTCCAATTTGAAAGATTTTAAAGTAGGTTGTTCAGCCATAAATCCAAATTGAACCATTAATTTTTTAATCTCTTGAATGGCATTTTTAGAATTTGACATAATTTTATTTTGTTTTTATTTTTATTACTCTACCTATATATATAAAATCTCATATATATTACCAGATTTATTTTTTTAAATGTGGATAACTTTTTTTTGGTGGTTTCAAAAAAAGTACTTATCTTTGTGGAACAAAGATAAAGTCGGGGACAGGACAAAATCTGAACACAAAATAGTTATGACATATGATAAACAACTTGAAACCATTTACAATTGGTATTGGGGTAATGTTACAAAACTTTATTCCGCTTGGGAAGATTTTTTAGAAGAAAAGTATTATTCTCAGTTAAATGATAATCCTAATTTAAAACCCCCTAAAAGAGAGATTTTCTTTTTTAGAATGTTTATTGCTACCGTTCTTAATGAAGATGAGGAAGGTAATGATGATATTGAAAATTATACTTGTTTAAGTACGCTTATGTCCTTTCTTCAAATTGAGGGACAACCTTATATTAAAAAATGTAAAAATTTAAAAAATGAACAAAGAGGTGATATGATTTTTCCTAAACTATTAAAAATGTATTTTCAAAAAAGACAAAAAATGGGATGGAAAAAATTTGAAAAACATTATCTTACTAAATGGAATGAATTAGGTAGACCTATGGATGAATAACAATAAACCCCTCTTATGAGGGGTTTATTTTTAATCTTCAATGTTTTTTAATATTTCACTTACTTTATATAGGAACATTTCTTCTTTGGTAAACGCTTTAACTTCTTCAAAATAACCTGATACCGAGAATCCATTTAAACCACCATTTTTAATTTTATCCCATACTTGGTCGTTCTTAATTTTCATGGATACAAACCACGTACCCACTGGTGTCGATTCATACCCATATTTTGATGATTTATCCTGTTCATTTTCCTTAATCCATGACTCAATTACATATACATCTTTAACCGCTTTACCGTTATGATTTTCATCATTATTGTCGATGTACTTGTTTCTCATGTATTTCTCAGCAATCATCTTAATTGTTTCAGCGCTGAAGAACACATAATAAGGATTACCCATTGAGTCTTTTCTGAATATCTTTAAGTCAGGAACCATTGCTGGTCCGACAATAATTCTTTTCTCTTCGTTCTCAACTTGGAAATGTTGTTTGGACATCTTCTCCCTCTCAATTGAATTAATCTTTGACTCAGCCCAAGATAATGCTGACTTACCACCCCAACTATCGTACATCAATTTACCACAACCATCACCATATCCTTTTGAACTTTCTAAATCTACTTCATGTCTTGATAGATATGAGTACATGCGTTTGATTGTATCTTCTGAAATTGGATTACCTTGAGCAAGGTCGTTTGCTCTTTGTTTACCCACGGCGGTCCCACAATCTCCCCATCCATTTTCCTCAACATATTTCAATACCGCCTTTGCGTTATTCTTAACACTATCAGGATAATCTGAATAACTATCAAACATTGTTGGTTTAACTAATGATTTGGATATTGTATCACCCGATACTTCATCAACATATGATGGTAATGGATTTATATATTCAAACTGATTTGTCTTATTGAATGATGGCCACTCAGGTACTCTTGTATCTGGTTGAGGATATCCTAATACATTTGTATTTAACCCTGTATCAACTCTACCTTTTCTATCTGATGATTTGATGTTAATATCTGTACCTCTTCTATATGTGATTTTAGACCACAAATGACGACAGTTATATCCACCTCTCCATACCATTGCTGGTGAACCTTCATCGTTTGTAATAGTCTCTATATCCTCAATACGGAATACCCAGTTCTTTACCACTAAGTCTCTACAAAAATCTCTTGTAGTTTCTTTAATAGGAGAACCTGGTGCTTCAGGATTTAAGATATACTTGTATCTAATTAGGTATTGGTCAGTATCTTCAAATGATGGTGCGTTTGGGTTTGCGTCAATAAAGTTTTCCTTACCGTTATATTCGGTCTTATAAACTTCCCAACCATCGTTTAATAGTTCTTCTTCGTTCTGTCCTTTGTCTAAGAACTTTTCCAAATAGACATTATCTTCTCCTTCAGGAATATGAAACTCCTCAGGTTTAATTTTGTTAAAGAACATCCAATTAATTTCAATTGCTGGTTCGTCAACAAGGGAAATACTATCAATTCCGGATAATTCATCATCTTCTTCTATTTTAAGTTCAAAAACTTTGTCTTTTCTTATCATAATATTAAATATATAAAATTATAGTGTTATAATGTACTTAAGTCCTTTAGACGGGCTTGTTTTTCCATTTCACTCTTCATATCACTTGACACTACGTATGTCTTCATGACTAATGGTTGTCTATCTTGTGCCACATTTTGAACACTTGGATTATCAAATCTTGATGACCCTGCTGCTCCTGGTATAAACGATGCTCCACCACCGTATTGATTCATTGCTGACAACATTGGACCAAACATGGATACCGCTCCTCTTGTCATTACCGCCTCACCACCTTCAGCGTTAATCATGACACCACCTGCTGCTGATTTATGAGATGGTCCATCAATCATACCACCATCACCATAGTTTCTACCTAAAATATTACCTTGTTGTCCTGCTCCGCCAGAACCTCCACTTGCGTTAAATTCAGTTGATTTAATCTTACTGATTTGTACCGCTGTCATAATACCTAATGCCGCTGCGTTTGCTATCTTAACAATCCAATCAAATGGTGAAGGTAAGGTTGATGGTTGAGTTAATATTTGTATAATACCTGAGGCTGCGGATAATGCGGCGGTTGCGATTTGATACTTTTTGTTTTGTTCAAACGCCTTCTTCCTATCCTCCATGGATTTTTCGGTATTCTGAGATTCAAATTCATAGAAGGCTGCGAGTGCGCTGGTTACGTTTGCGAACGAATCCAACATTGCGGTTGCCACACCTGCGTATGCTTGAATCTTTTGATTCTGTAAATCCTTTAATTTTTGAGTATGTTCTTTTTCAATTACCTCAATTAAAAATGCGTTATCTCCTGCCGCTTTAAGTCTTGCCGCATAAGATAAGTTTTCAGCATCTTCAAGGTCTTGAAACATTTTACCATATAACTTCTTCTCGGTTTCTGCTCTTCTTTCTAATAACGAAGAAATCGTTTCAAGTTCTTCAACATCAATCATGTTCATATTCTTGGCGTGTTGTTTTGCTAACGCCTCCGTAAATTCATAATTCTGTTCGTTACCTCTTTTTTGTTCTTCGTATCTTGCGTTCTCAATCTCCCTTAATTTGTCATATGCCTCAGCCGAAACTTGGTACATACCATCATATTCCATCTCAAGATTTGATATAATATTACCTAATTCTTCTTTGTCTATTGCTAGTATTTTCTCCCAATGCTGTGTTCTTGCCTCTTCTTCCTTATCTCTATTACCGTCAGCAAGTTTAAGATCTCTATCTAATTCTGATATTACTACATCTCTTTTTCTTTTATAAAAATCTTTACTGTTTGAAAGTTCTTCCCTAAGGTTTCTTTGTTCATCATTTATTTTTAATTGCTGATAATAAACATCTAATTGTAACTGTGCCTTTCTTTCATTTTCTTGGGCGACTTTAACTTCTGCTGCTTGTTTTTCTTTTAATTGTTTTGTTGTGCCACCAGCAAGTGCCACTTCTTCTCTTTCTTTTCTGTGTTGTTCTTGTAATATAACTAAAGAGTCTTTTGCTGCTTGTAAATTACGGGCGTTATCTTCTTTAATTAATTGAGTAGATAATTCTAATATAATATTATTTCTTTCATTGACAGCAGCAATATCTTCTCTGGTATATTGTCTTTCAATTTTCTTTTTTTCCTCTAAATTTCTAGTATAAGTATAATCTTGTAAATCTCTATAATATATATCTAATTCAGTTAATTCAGTTTGACTATCAATCAAAATTTGTTTTAATTCATCCTTATTTGCTATATTTGAATTTTCAATTTCTTTTAAATTACTTTTTACATTTTGAAGTTTCTTTTGGTTTGTATCACGCAACATGTTTAAATCAACAATACTTTGTGCGTTTTTCAATTCCATTAATGCTCTATTACTCTCTCTTTCATTATCAACAATATTAGTATATGATTCAGTTTGTATAGTATCTAGTTCATTTAATCTTTTACTTCTATCAATATTTGATTTTAAATTTAACTCATTTATTTTGTTGTTATATTCTTGTTTTGCTATTAATAAATCTCTTTGTCTTTCTAATTCATTACTATACTCACCATCAACAATTTCTTTTTGTCTTTTGGCATAATCATTTTCAATTTTTAATCTTTCAGCCAAATTTTGAGATAAGGCGGAGTTAAAATTATTTAATATTGCCTCTTGAAATTTTAATTGTTTTTCAAGATTAACTGACATTTTATTTAATCCTTTATCCGTACCACCAAATGCTGATGCCACAGCGCTAATTGCTCCTGCTAACAAATTCATTGCCCCAACAACCACATTTAATATAAAATCGGTTATTGGTTTTAATGCGTCAAAAAATGAACCAACTGCGTCTTGTACGGCCGCGAAGGCTGCTTGTAATGGTTGAAATGATTTTGCTGCTTTCATTACTGCCGCCACCAAAGTAACCAATAGTCCAACTAAGAAACCAACCAAACTGGTTTTAAGAATTTGGTCAAAACCTTTAAATCCTAAACCTAAAGATTTAAATGCTGAACTTGCGTTCTGTGAAACACTTTCAAATGTTTGTAAACCTCTACCAATCATTCCAATTGGACCAGGTATTTGTGCTAAGGTATCATCTAAATCCTGACTACTTCTAACTAATTGTTCTTGGGCGTCTCTTAATGCGGCAATCTTTTTTCTGTTATTCTCATATTCTTCTGAGTTTTTCTTTCCTTGTGCCTCTAATTCTACTTGAACTTTGATTAAATCAGAAATCTGTGCTCTATATGATTTAACATCATTTTCCCCTTGTTTTAATTCATCATCAAATTCACCAACAGACTTTTTGGCCTCTTTCCATGCCTTATCTGCCGCCTTAATCTCAGCGTTAAGAACCTTATAACGAGGGTCATTTAGTGGTAGTGCTTGTAAGTCTTTCTTGGCTTCTTTTACTACCTTATCGAAATCTTTGAATGATATTTTTGCTAGGTCTAATTGTTTACCGTTAACTTTAATATCAAAATTTATATCTTTTGTGGCCATATTCTATTTTTTTAACAAACTCCTACTGATGTTACAGTTGGGAATCCTGTATAAGTTAATGTTCCGTCTTTAACACATCCTGTATATCCTGATGAGTATGCTCCGATTGTTCCACCTACAGAACTATTATTACAATCTAAACCACCCCAATAAACATCATATCCATTTGAAGTATTATTAATAAACCATTCTGTTGACTCACAATATCCTGGTGTTGGTGATGGCGTTGGAGTTGGAGTTGGTGGTAAACCACTACATGTTGTTCCACAATTGGTTATTGTAAAGTTTGCTATGTCTGCAAATGGGAAACCAGGTGTAATTGAACTACATAATACACATTCTGTTATAGTATAAGTTCCTGTTGAGGATACGAATACATAATAATCATCACCATTTGTTTGACTATCAAATTTAATCCAACCAGGATCGGTTACGTTTAATGTTGCTCCACTTTGGTAAAGTGATGGTGTTGGTGTAGGGGTTGGTGGTAATGGGGTTGGTGTTGGAGTAACTGGTGTTGGTGTTGGAGTTACAGGTGGTACAATAGTACTTATTACAATATTTTGACATACGGGATATACTGATCTTTTTCCTATAAATCTAACTTCAAAATAATATGTACCATTAGTAAATTGGGATAAACCAAAGTCTGATGGTACTACCGGAATGGATCCTGTTCCTGAAAAAGATGTTGAACCTGTTGATGCGCTACTAGTTGAATATATCGTTCTCCATGGTTTAAAATATTCTTGGCCTGCCGCCATCATATGAACTGTATATATAGATACATTACCACTTTCTCTTAAGAATATTTCAGCGTTATTTTTTGACCATGTGTATGATAAACTAAATGTTAATGCTGAATAACTAACTGTGGTTGCGCTTAAACTAACTACCGTTCCACTTACACTATTTTCATTAATATCATGAATAATATCTGTGTCGTATTCCGTTAAATCGTAGTTTGGATAAACGAAGTTTTGATTATCAATCTGTTTTATATACTTTCTTCCCATATTATTAAATTGTGTTTCCGGTTAAAGATGAATATTCGTTATCCCAAGCCTCAACTATGTTATTAATTTCTCTACTATTAAATATAAGATTGTTGGTCATTGTATTGTGAAATTCAGGTGTTTCACCTATCCAACTAATAATAAATAATGATTTATCAAAGTTGTATCTTAATGTTTCTTCTGAATCCTGTAGGATTTGTGTAAAATCTACTTTATTTAATTCTGAAGTTTGTTGTATTGTATATTTTCTTTCCATTATGAATATCTATATGTTGTGTAATATGTGTACAAATCACTTATTTGTGTTGAGTTTAATAGGGTATTATATGCTTGGATATTGTATAATCTACCATCTAAGAAATTAACACCGTCAGAAGAACCCAATTGAATAAATCTATTAGTTGGTTGTAGAACATTAACATTAGTTAATGATGATACTAATGTTTGATTTAATGTACCATTCAAATAAATCTTTGTAGTTTTAGTAGATGCCTCCCAAGTAACTGTTAAATTATATGTTGTACCTGTATTAATTGTTACCGCAGATAATGATGTTACTAAATCTTGATTTATGGTATTTCTTATTTGTCCGTCTAATACTCCTGCGTTAATCTGCCATACCCATATATAATCAGGATTTAACCAAAAATTAAATAGTCTTTGAACACCTGTTGATTTATTTGTGTTAAACCACATACTCCAAGTAAATGTAGAACCAACAGTAATTGTTGGAGTACTAGTTACATTCATATAATCATTAACACCATCAAACGCAAAATAACCACCATTTGAACTACTAAATGTAGGACCAAATATAAATCCTATTGGTGCGGTTGTATAACCTGACCAATTTGATATATCATTCCAATTACCACCTGAATAAGATGTTGAGTTACCAGCATCTAATTGTAATATATTACCAGCAGGTATTGGTGGTGTAGGAGTAGGCGTTGGAGTAGGTGTTGGTGTTGCTGTTGGCGTAGGACTCGGAGTTGGAGTTGCTGTTGGCGTAGGTGTGGCAGTTGGTGTTGGTGTAGGAGTAGGAGTACTTGTTGGTGTAGGAGTAGGAGTACTTGTTGGTGTAGGGGTAGGAGTACCTGTAGGAGTAGGCGTGGGGGTTGGTGTTCCTGTTGGTGTAGGAGTTGGGACAGGTGGATTTAATCTATCAATTATCAATTCATTTGAAATAACAAATGTTGGTGTAATAATTTCACAATAAGTTAAAAATCTTAAATATATATAACGTTCAGATGCGTCATAAACAGGTCCAAAAAAATCACTAAAAACAAAAGTTTGTTGTGGTGGTAAATTTTGTGGCATAACATCTAACCACATTCCACTATTTTGATTCCTGTATTGACCAAAAACACTCATACTACCACTTGGAGGAGTAAATCCACTATAAACATTGGCCCAATAAGGTCCTAAATCCATGTCAACAGATATATCTGAATTTACATATCTACCAGAATTATAAGTAACATTTGTTGTAATTAAATTACTAACCGTTAAAGTAGGACAAGGTGGTGCTGTTGGTGTAGGAGTAGGAGTAGGTGTTCCTGTTGGAGTTGGTGTTGGTGTGGCCGTCGGTGTTGGAGTAGGAATAGAAATTTCATTACTAACTACATATTCAAAATTATAACTATTTGAATTACCTGTAACCGTAAAAGTTACACCTGTTGTAGAACCAGAAGTTACATAACTTTGTTTTATACCCATGTCACCATTCTCATCATCACGAGTATAATCCAATCTGTTTACAGTTAGATATTCGTTTGAATCAAAAGTTCTTGCTACACTAACGGTATCACCAATATTTAAAAATGTTGAATATAGATTATCAATATTTGTAAATTGTCTTTTTGTTATACGATTATTTTTTATTACTTGTATATAAGGTGAACCAAAATCATATGGTAATTCATTGAACGTAACTATTAATGAACCAGAACTTAATTGTGGTTGTGTTATTCCCGATAATTGTATAATGTCTCTTTGTGGCATAATTTATTAATTTTTTATCTACCTATTACTACCCAACGTGGAATACAAGTTTGTGTTATTTCTGTAAAACTACTTGAACCAAAATTTTGATTCAACCATAATTTATAATCGTCACTAGTTGCTGCCATAATTCTACCATCACTACCAACATCACCTCCACTAAAGTTATAAGATGCGCCAGATTCAACTAAGGTCCATGAAACACCATAATTATTTGATACCCATATATTACCAGATGGTGCTCCAAATGCGGTAGAACTTGTAACCATCATATATTGACCATCATCTGACATATTACAACTTGTTAATGATAATCCCACCATTGATGGAATTAGAGTAAATGTTGTACCTGAATTTGATGATATATAAACAGATTGATCCTCTACAAAATTAAGACCTGAGTTAACACTTTTTGCTGCCAATATATATTTTGTATCATCAGACATTACTGCGTCATACCAATAACCTTCACCACCACCTGTTATGTTTTGAACTGATGAACCTGATGACATACATATTTTAAGATAATCACTTATACCTTCACCAAAATTACTATTATAAACAAATAACATTGGGAATCCAGTTGATGTTACATAATTCCTACCAATTATTCTATTACTAATACTTGAACCAGATAATAAACTAAATGTATTTCCTGAATTATATGAAATATAGGCTCCATTATCAACATTGGCAGAACCTCCACAAATTGAAAGAATTTGTCCGTCTTGTGAACAACTACCTTTAGTAAATCCAACAATTGGTAAATTTGATGTTATAGTTGACCAAGTTGAACCTATATTTGTTGATCTATATACATTACCAGAAGTAAATGTATATATTAATGTTGCCCCTTGACTTAAATCACCATCAATTAAACGTTCTGATGCTGATGGTCTTGTTATTGTATTAAATGTATTACCACTATCAATAGATAGTTTTAATATATAACATTCTGAACCTACTGGTGTAGTTTGATATAAATCTAACAATATATTACTACTACCAATAATTGGTAATGGTGTAGGTGTTGGTGTTACAGTTGGAGTTGGTGTTGGAGATCCTGGTGTTGGAGTTGGAGTAGGTGTAGGAGTTGTAACCAAACATTGACCGTAGTTAATGGATGAACCAGTTCTTATACCCCATGTTGATGCTGTACTATAAAATTCTGAACAGTTATTAAATAAGTTTGTACCTTGTCTTGTTGAACCACTATTCATCCAAAAGGTTGGCATGTTATATTGGAACGGTCCGTACTGTTCATTATATATATAATTGTGTAATGTGTCATTACTCCAATCTGAACCTGTTGAGTTGTAAGTATCCTCATCAACCTCATACATAGTATAAGGACAATAGACTTCCTCAGAGAAGTTTATTACGAATTTGAATGATGATGTAAAACCTGTTGTTTGACCCGTTAAAGACCCCACAGAATGGTCGTAATATACTGACCAACCATAATTAGTGTCCAATATATTTGGGTTCGTAAAATCGGTCTTAAATTTGAATGTACAGTTATTTAAACCATCACAATAATCATACATGAAGTATCTTGTTGGATACTGATTAACATCTCCGTTAAATTGAATTAATTCAACATTGGTTAATTCTCTATTTGTAAGATTAAATTGAGATATTTTGGATACAACGAAGTATTGTTCGTTAATCTTAATTGCGTCTTCAGGTTTTAAATATTTTACATCGGCATAACTTAAATCAAAGTTACCCGTCAATACCCTTGTATTAGGGTTATATAAGTTTGAAATTCTATTTTGATAGAATGTTGAATATGCGTCGTTTTCTGTATAGGTGTTGAATGTTTCTACACCAATTGTGTCTGTTGGGAACTCTGAGTTAAATAAAAGACATAAACTATCGTTATTAATCTTATTTTGGTCAGCAAGTCCCATCGGCATGGTATGACTAATCACAGGAATACGGTCAAATTGACTATATGTTGAACCAGATGTATTAGAAACATAGGTCTGATATGTCTTATAGAAGTTGGCTGCGTTGTAGTTTTCACCCACAATATCTAAGAATGGATTGAAACAACCCAACCAAAACATCAATTTAGGTTTAGTTTTAACACCTTTATACTGCCAACTTACCTTAGAACTAGTTTGATCTGTCTGTTCATTACTTGAACCTACATAATTTATACCTAATGGAAGACTAATATTACCATTATTTGTTGTACCAGAGGTATCCCATTTACGAATTATCTCAGGACCGAATATCGTTTCAATCTTTTTATTATTTGATTTGAATGATGTAGGACCATAAAAATTATTAATACCATATATACGATTAGTATTTGCGAAGAATTGTTTATTTCCCTCATCATTATCTTGACCATCAGTAAATGTTATCTCACTTTCAATAAAGTTTAGTGCTGGTTGAACCGTAAATCCTTTGTCATAACTAATCTTATCTGACCAGTTATGAACTGTACCACTACCTATGAAAAAATCATATGGTTCAATACGAATCACAGATGGTTCATAAGGGTCAGGAACAAGGACTAAATTGAACTTCTTTGCTACGGACGATAGAATGTCTATCTGTTTAATATTGGAGTCTATAACAAGGTTAAAATCAACATAATCACCATCCACAAAGTTAACACTACTACCAACAGGAACAGGAAGATATTTTAATGAACCAGTTGCTGTTGCTGTGCTCAAAGATTCACCTGAAACAAATGTTGAACCTAAATCAAAAGTTAAACCTGATGTTCCATAAGGAATTGTTGCGTCAAAAGTATAATACAAATAATTCATTCTTATGTTGATGTCATCTGAACAAAAACATGGAATACCTGTACCTAATTTACAAACAACTGCGTATTGTTTATCGTTTAAATCTAAAAAGAAAACATCCACACCTTCTAAAGGTAATGTTTGAATTGAGTTTACCTTGAATGAGAACTTTGTTTCTTCAGAACTAAAATATCCGTACAGATATAAACTCTTCATCCATGGTGTATTGAAAAAGTCTGACGATATTTGATAACCATGTGTCTTAAATATCAATTGTAATAATCCCCAAACACTTAATGCTGGTTTTAATTGATTGTCATAAGGTCCTTGTGTTGGACTATTAATTCTAAATTGTTGAACACCTGCGGAATATGCTGCTCCCAAAGAGGCATAAGAATTAAGGGGACCTGTTGAAGTATATAATCTCGTTCTTTCAAGTATTGTTCCACCTGAAAAGTTAACAGTATCACCCGTATATAGATACCCATTATGAACAATCGGGTAGAAATATAGATATGGTTTTTCATCATCTATTGCGAAGTTTGTATAGTTGAACGCCTCCGTAACGTTATTTAAACTAAATTCATGATTAAATTCAAAATCAGAATCAGAAAAATTCAAATCTTTTAATAAATTATTACCAATCGTACCGTATAAATCTGCTACAGTTGAGAATAAAGTAACGTCATACTCCACTTTTGAATTAAGAATATTAATCTTATTCAATTTCATGTATCCTGTGAAATAAGGTTCATCATTTATTAATACCCAACATGGTACACGAGTAGTTGCGTCAAAGTAATATCCAACAGTATCTACATTAAAATAACTTTCAAAGAATGTGTTATTTGTTTTAGAACCTGGCAATAAAACTCCTACTGAAAAATCTGAATTTCTTTTTCCTATATCTCCTAACTCAGCAAAAGATTTATTGATTGATAATGGGATACTACTGTATATATCCAAAGTTTGATATAGGGTTTGACCCGATATTGAACCTGGAACATTTGTCTGTACTTTTAATGTTGTTTGTTGTTGTGACATATTAGAAACCTCTATTTACGAAAGTTGTCTGTGCTGACTTTAATGTTATTCTATATTTGTTCAACTTCTTATGTTTTTTAGTAATATGATCAACTTCTGTTGATATTACTTGTACTGGTGTTAAGTCTTTATATATTTTATCTTGTCTATCTAATGGTGATACGAAATCGTTCTTCATGATATAGACTTGTGGTGATGTAAATAAACCCTCAATCCAATGTGCTTTAGGTAAGTTAAGATATTCACTTTCAAGAACAATCTCAGTACTTACGTCTGACGCAAATGTCTTTAAAGAACGACCAACATTTCTGTCAGGTGTTTGTAAATCAGTTGCGTAATATCTACTATCATATGTTTGTGCTGCTATTTTACTTGTGTCTTGTCTAAAAGATGTAAATGTATAATAATCATATCCACCTCTTTGATTCAACCATACCAATCTTGTGTTTTCTGGTTGACAATTATTGTATAGATAAAAATAGAACGATTCCGATACTGGTCCTAATGGTCCAAGAATTTGTCTATCTGATTTATTAGTTGGCCATGCATAACATAATTGTACCCTATAATATGCCACTTGTGACCAGTCTATCGTTGCGAACAAATTATCTATATCTTTTGGACCACATGGTAAAGAGAATATTTGAAGTGTATCTTCAAAGTCTGTAGGTGATTCGTATGTTGTACCACTGAAATTTAATTCTTGATTAAAATAATCTACTTGGTTATTGTTCTCATCATAAAATTCAAATACAGCATAGTCAGCTTCAATTACTTGTCTATCACCAGTTTGTCCATTTAAATAGAATAATACATAATTTTCTTCTTCTTGTATATACTGAATCCTTGGTGCCTCAGTTAAAAATCTTGAGGTTTCTGATTGTTCAGGAACCGTTGGATAGTCCATTAAGAACTGAGACATCGGTGATAATCTTCTGTATATATCAAGTGCGTTAATAGTTGTACCAGTTCCAATTACAGTACCTATTTCTTGGTCAAAGTTTGGAAGGTAATACTTCTCATCCATTTGGAATATACCTCCCACATAATCAAAGTATGCCCCCGTATTTGTGAAACCTGATGGAACAAATGATGTGTCAGAGTTACATGCTGGTATATCTGTAAAGTGATTTATTGGTCTATTAGGTGACGTAACATATTCATTAACTGTTGTATTACCCGAAATAAATGTATAACCAAATTTATATGCCGCTCTAACAGAGTTTGGATATGGATTATTAAGATTAATTTGAGTTGTTGTATTATACCAATTGTTTAACCAATAGTATTGATAATGTTCTGCTTGAACATAATTTGACATGTAGTCATATGGTCTTACATTGAAATTATAATAATATGTTGAACCTGATTGTGATACCTGATATGGAATAACAGACATACGACCAACTACAGTATTATCTTGATACAAATCAACATTTAATTTCATGGATGACACATAGGTATCACCAGTTAAAACAACTTCATATGTTCCACCTCTTTGGTAAACCATATCAGTACTTCTACGAAGTTGTGAATTATTATTTAAACCGTTACTATATAACGATGGATAACCAAATGTCATATTCCTTCAATTAATTTTACTAAATCATTCATGGTTGCCTCAGCAATCAATTCTGTTATTCTTGGGTCTTTATATATTTTTTCTAATGATATTTCCCAAAAGTTCTTAGGTTGGTTGTAATAACCAAACGCTTTCATACTACGTCTAATCACATATGCCACACTCTTAACATTCTTCTCATTCTTTGGGAGATACCTACCCGTTTTCATATCTCTAATTCTAAAACTTTTTTTGTTCATAATCCACTCCTCAATCACACCCTTTGCCACATTACCTGGTCCTCTATCATTTGCTAACCAATATGCGTATGTATTAATCATTGGTTTACCTAATGCGAACAATTGAATTACTTGTATTCCCTGTTTGTTTGGACCTGTCTTTGCTTTAACACTATTACGTAAGTTACCTGTTGCTACTCTATTCGTTTTACCCTTTTGATAACGTCCATATATATAAACCTTATCAGATAAACTTTCCTTAACAATCTCCTCAATAATTGGTGCTAATAAATTTAAGTCCATGATTATCTTATTTGTTTAACAGTTGTAATAATTGATGGTGTTGCTGGTATGTTTCCACTTGCTGCCTCATAATATAGTTGGGCGTGACCATTATTATTTTGAAATACAATTTCATAATAATCATTTGCTGCCGCCTCAACAAAATATTCTACTGTCATAATATTTTCATCATTATTTCTTACTACTGTTTTTGTCCCTGTGTCAGCCACATTTGTACCATTCTTTTTTAACCACATATATATGGTGTCCGTTCCACCTAATTCTTTTAATTGTGCTGAGAATGTAATTGAATAAACACCTGCGTTTGCTACAGTTAATCTTGAACTTGATGCTAAAGTAACACCATAAGATGTACCTGTATTGTTATATGTTACACTTCCTGATACACCCGCGCTACCTGATTGTATTTGTGTTGAATAAAAATCACCAACGTTGAACATCTTATGTCCATACATAAATAAGTCATTCGTTCCTGAACCTGATGCTATTGTTAAATCACCAGTTACATCTAATGAACCTGTTACTGTCAATGGTGAACTACCACTCTTGAACATTATAGGTTGAGTAGATTGTGGTAATTGTAAGTTGAAATAATCTTGTAATTCATTAATACTGCCTGGTCCTGAACCTAATATTAAATTATTAGAACCTGTTGTGTACATTGTTGATTTTGCTAGAATTACGTTGTTAGAACCTGACCTAATACTGATATTACCAATACCCAACATCAAGTTGTTTGAACCACTTCTAAAGTTGTTAAAGTTACCACCCATTGTGTAGTTGTCAGTACTATCTGATGTAATACCAAACTGTGTATCTGTTTGGTCCATATTACCTTGACCTAAGAAGAAACCTACTTTTCTTGTTGGGTTAAAGAATAACTGTGCTTGGTTATTTCCATCCGCAATTCTAACTGAACCTGATTCATTTGACATTTTCATTGAACCTGATAATATAACAAATGTACTTGAGGATGTATTGATTGAACCAGTAATTACTGTATTACCAACTATTTGATGATTTGAACCAGATATTAAAACTGAACCTGTCATTCTAATATTGTTCGTACTATCAACGTGTATTGCGTTTCTTCTTGCTCCTGCATTAATACCTGTTCCCACAACAAATATTGCTTGGTTTGCGTCTTCTTGTAACGAACCTGTTGCGTTAAATCTACCAACATATACCGTTCCACCTTGTGTTGGTGCTGTGGATGATGCTGATACAATTAAGTTCTGACCCAATAATGCGGTTGATACTAAGTGTCCACCTGTACCACCACTAAAATCTGAGTTTACAACGTTGGACCTACCTAATATTAAATTAGAATTAAACGTTCTTCTTGTTCCTGAATTAGAACCTGATACAACTAATGTATTTGATTCCCCAATAAGTAAGTTTGATGTAACATTAATGTTATTTACTGCTGTTGAAACTGACGATGAATAGTTATTTGTTACCGTTAATCCACCACCAATATTACCTTGATAATTTATTGATGAACTATTATGATTTAATGTAACGTGAGGATTGGTATTACCAGCAAAAGTATTAAATGTTATATTTGGATTTAATCCTAATGTTGTTGTATTTGCGTTTGATGTAAAACCATTACCACCAACGTAATTTGCTTGAAACGCAACACTACTAGATTGATGATTTATATTTGTTGCCCCATATATCAAGTTACTGTTTAAAAATGGTGCCTGTAATGAACTTGTTGTAAATTGTAAGTTTAGTCCTGCCTGTAACGCGTTTTGGTTAATTGCTGGTCTTAATAATGACCCTGTTCCCAATGTTGGTATTGTATTACCAATATTACCACTACCACCGATATACCCATATGTTCCTTGTGTTACTAATGTGTTTCCTCTAAATCCATTTAATAAAATATTATTTGAACCTGATATAACAACTGAACCTGTTTGTAGTACTGTCACTGGTCCTGCTGTACCACCGAATATTACATTTGATTGTGATATTGGTGATGAACCTGTTATATTAAATTGAACTGAACCACTTCTATTTGCTTCTGATTGTATTTGAATTAAACCACCATTAACTGTATTACCAATTAATGAACCTGATATAACTGTATTACCTAATATTAAACTACCTGTAATATTTTGTGTTGATGTAATTGAACCTGTTGTAATAAGTCCTGTATAATCTACCACACCACTTGTTCCTGATGTTCCACTTGTTCCTGAAGAACCATCAACACCTGACGTACCACTGGTTCCTGATGAACCATCTTGTCCACTAGTTCCTGATGTTCCTGAACTACCAGTTCCTCCACTTGTACCTGACGTACCACTACTACCTGTTCCACCACTCGTACCACTTGTTCCTGATGAACCAGAACTTCCCGATGTACCACTAGTACCAGATGAACCTGATGACCCACTCGTACCACTACTACCTGAACTTCCTGAGGTTCCACTTGAACCAGAAGAACCTGATGTTCCTGATGTACCAGAAGTTCCTGATGAACCTGCTGCTGAAAATACTGACCACCATGCTGGTTGAACAGATGGTTGTTTATTTAAGTTTCCATTTTGAATAGAAACATATGATTGTCCGTTATAAGTTATAACATCATTTATAATATAGGTTGTTGTATCACTCCATGTACCATAATAGTTAAAACCACTACCACTTGAACCTGATGTTCCTGAGGTTCCTGAACTACCAGATGAACCTGAGGTCCCTGATGTTCCTGAAGAACCTGATGTACCACCTGATATTGATACTCCATTAACTTTGAAACTTCCTGAGATATTAACCTCAGTTAAACTCATTTGTAATGGTGAATTATCTCCGTCACCTGTTTGTACGGTTTGTAGAGTGTTAGTTAAACCATTAGTACTATCGGCCATCTTTAAAAGACCTTGAAATGAACTACTAACGTAAAGATTATTTAATTGACCCATTTTATATTAATATTTTTTTAAACATTATCCCATTGTTCTTTTACTTTTCTCCATAACTCATTTACCTCTTCCCATGTTAATGATGGACTGAAGTTGGTTGTTGGAAGAACACATCTATTATAATCAAATTTTTGTTGAACAGAAATATTAAACGACCAACCAGCAAGAGTAGATTCTGTCTCTTCTAACCATGGATTTAATATTGCGTTCCATTCAACATCGTAATCTGATAAGTACGCTTTAGAATAGAAATCCTTACAAATCTCAAGACAATCTGATAAAACCTCAATCTGATTTGATTGATCTTCTTCTATCTTATCACAAACAATAACATCCCATGTTATGTGATAATGATTTTCATTTAGTCTTGTTGTATTAGGTATAAAATATATACGAGGATACTCAGGTTCTTTTTTTGTATATCTATCATTTGTTAATTGACTACCATCACCAAAACCATAACTTCTTAATTGTTTATGATTCTCGGAGAATTGTTTCCAATCATCTAATATCTGTTTGTAAGATGAGTAAGATTCATCTTGTGGGAAACTAAAAGGTTCCATTGGTAAATTACAAGAATTATAATCAAATGGTGCTGACATTTTAAGATGTAATGTCCATCCTCCAAGGATTGTTTCAAATCTTTCTGTAAATGGATGTACCTCAGGTCCCCAATCCCCTACCACAATCTTACTAAAATCTCCTTGTTGTGCGGTATATGACTGCCAGAATATGGTCCATATGTCTGAACATATTTCTAATGTATCACTCATGACCTCCTCAAGATTGGATAAATCTTCTTCCACCTTATCCATTATTACAATAGAAAAATTGTAGTGGATATGGTTCTGATTAAACTCCACATTCTCAGGTATAACATACATTCTTGTATATTTTGGTTCCTGTTTTGTAATGACATCGTTGGTTAATTGCTCAAAATCACCCACACCAAATGAATTTATTTGTTCATGATGATAGGCTATCTCACCAAAATACGATACTAGTTGTTTATAATTTAACATATTCTCTTAATATTAAATATAAAAAGACCAAGAATAACCGCTGAAATTATGCGAGATATCCGTTGGCCTTCTTTTGTTGTTTTATTTGTTCTTGATCTAAACCTATCAAATAGGTTAATTGGTTTAACGCTTCAACAATTGTTTTTTCAAGGATTTTATCGTGTTCATTGATTTTGTTATCTGATAATCTATTAAGTACGACGTACCATCCGAATCTTTTTTCGAAAGTAATTTCCATACTAGACTCCAATTCTTTACTATCCATTTCGTCATCTCCCATTCCCTCCTGATTCTCTGTATCAAAGATTGCTGGGTATAATTGGATAACCTCTTTCCGAAGTTGATAAAAAAAAACTGTCCACCTAACGCGAACCTTACATCTAATTTCTTTTTGAACAGTTCCGCCCTATCGTTGAGGGTCTCCTGATTATACTTCTCAATCTTAAAGTTGTGTTTGGATTTGGAACTTATAATAGGTCTATACATGATGGCTGCGATAAGATGTAGATAATCCATGACCTCTTCAGGTTTCTTTGTTAATAATGTA